GCCTTTATTAGAAGGTATGCTTGATACTCATAGAAAACAACTGCAAAGCTCTATTCCTAGTGTTTCTGGTAGAGCAAGAGGTGTAGAAAGAATAGGTGCTGGTGTTTGGCTTACATTTGCAACTTTAAGTATGGCTGCTACTGATAGATTTGCAAAGATTGCCTTAGTTGATGGAAGTGATCCAGATTGGAGACAGGACAAAATTAGAAAATATAGTGGTGATCCTGGTTATGCTTTTAGAATTTTACTTACAAATCCTGTTACTAAAAAACCACAGTTAGGTCCTGATGGACAACCTAAATACCATTTTGTAGATTGCGGAAGAATAGGTCTTGAGCCTTTTAGTTCTATGTGTCGAGTCGCTGGATATTATGGAACTATTCAAAAATATTTAGATGATGAAGATCAAAAAAATGTAGCTGCTGTTATGACTGTTGCTTTAGCTAGGGATATTTTAGATCTTCCAATGTTTGAAGCTGTTCAAAAATTAATGGATATTATTGAAAACAAACCAGATGCTTTACCAAACTTTCTTGCAAACTATATGAACTCAGCTTTTATACCTTTTTCTTCTTTAAGAAAAGCAATTAAGAAAACAGATTATTCATATATAGATCCAAGATCAGGTAAAAAGTTAAGAGGATACTTTAAACCAGATAAATCAATACAAAAAGGTGATTATATAAAACAAAATATAAGAACAAAATTTGATGATGGTACTCCAATTCCAGAAGATCACCCTGCATATGGAACTTTAGTACAAGAAAACCCAAGATTTGTAGGTGACTTTTTTGTTCGTAAAGTGGCTTTAAAATTTATGAAAGAATTACAATCTAGTAATCCATTCGCAGAACGATTAAAACCACAGAAATTTTGGCTTACTGGTCAAAATTTAGAGTATCCACAAAACATTGGTATTAATAGTGGGATGAATCCTTCATTAGAAGGGTCATCTTTAAATGATCCTGTCGTAAGTTTAGTGCGAAGAAGCAAATCAAAGATAACACCTCCGCCTGCACACTTATTTAGAAACTCAGCAGAGGGCGGTATTTTGCTTAATTCTACTCAGTATGAAAAATTAAAAGAATTTATTTACGAAACAAAATTAGATAACAATGGGCAAATAAGTAGTAAAGGTAAAACTGTCTATCAAAAACTTCTTCCGATAGCAAAAGATAAAAAGATTTTAGAACTTTTAGATTTTATTGAAAGTGGAGAAGTTGATGATAATTTTAATATAGATACAAAGGCAGTCTTAACTTCAAGAGAAAACAGTGTAAAGGATTTAAGAAAACTTTTAAGGCAAATTATTACCCCATATATTGGACAAGCTAAATTACAATTATTTCAATTAGAAGATGACAAAGGAGGAGCAAAATCTTTATTACCTGCATATCTAAGGGAAAAGAAAAGACAAAAACTTGACTTACAAAACCGCTATACACGGTAAACTAAAAACAATAGAGCAAAACTATGGCTACTAACACTGCTGCATCTTTTACAAACCATACTGGTAATGGTACTGCTGGTCCTTTCAGTATCTCCTTCTCATACTTAGCTCAATCAGAAGTTGATGTTACTGTTGGTGGGGTCTTAAAAACTATTACCACCCACTACACTTTTACCAGTGCAACACAGATTACCTTTACCAGTGGTAATGAGCCTGGTAATGGTGTTGCTATCAAGTTTCAAAGAGATACTAATGTCGGTTCTAAGAAAGTAGATTTTGTTGATGGTAGTGTTCTTACAGAAATAGATCTTGATAATAATGCAAATCAACTCTTGTTCAGTATGCAAGAGATTGTTGATAGTGGTGCAGGTGGTTCTGTTAATTCAGTTACAGGTACAACTCCTATAGTCTCTTCTGGTGGAGTTACACCAGCTATAAGCATTACAGCCGCTACAAGCAGTGCAGCAGGTTCTATGTCTGCTAGTGATAAGAGTAAATTAGATGGAATAGAGGCTTCAGCTACAGCAGACCAGACAGCTAGTGAGATAAGAACCCTAGTTAATAATGCCAGTGATAGTAATGTATTTACTGATGCTGATCATTCCAAACTAGACGGTATAGAAGCTTCTGCTACTGCTGATCAAACTGCTAGTGAAATTAAAACAGCTTATGAAAGTAACAGCGATACTAATGCTTTTACAGATGCAGAAAAAACTAAATTAACTAGCGTAGAAAGTAATGCAACAGCAGATCAAACTAACGCAGAGATAAAAACTGCTTATGAAGCAAACTCAGATACAAACGCATTTACTGACGCAGACCACAGTAAGTTAGACGGTATAGAAGCTAGTGCAGATGTTACTGATGCTACTAATGTAGATGCTGCTGGTGCAGTAATGAACAACGATACTACAACTGCTGGTATGAGTTTTGTTATTGATGAAGATAACATGGCATCTAATAGTGCTACAAAAGTACCAACACAACAATCAGTTAAAGCTTATGTAGATGCAAATTCAGGTGGTACTGATCTTACATCTGGTGGAACAATAAATGGAGATTTAACTTTAACAGGTGCTAATTACAATGCAGTCTGGGATAAATCAGATAATGCTCTTGAGTTTGCTGATGAAGCTAAAGCTTCTTTTGGTGCTGGTAACGATTTACAGATTTATCATCAAGCTAGTGGTAATCATTCAATCATAAAAGAAACCGGTTCTGGAAGTTTAATTATACAAGCTGAAAATCTTGATATACAAGATACCTCAGGTAATTCAATTTTTCTTGGAGTGCATGACAGTTATGTTTCTTTAGCTCATCATGGAGATATAAGGTTAGCAACATCATCAACAGGTATTAGTGTTTATAGTGGTGCATCTGGGTCCGAGACAACTACTGGCTCAATAACATCAGGTAACATAGGAGTTACAGGAAATATTACTGTTAGTGGAACTGTTGATGGGAGAGATGTTGCAGCAGATGGAACAAAGCTTGATGGTATAGAAGCTAGTGCTGACGTTACAGACGCAACCAACGTAAATGCAGCAGGGGCAGTGATGAACAGTGACCTTGATGGTAAAGGTGAATTACTTGTTGGAGATGGGTCAGGAGATCCTACTGCTTTAGCTGCTGGCACTAATGGCTATGTTCTAAAAGCTAATAGCAGCACTGCAACAGGTCTCGAATGGTCTGCTGCTGGTAGTGGTGGTGATGTAAACCAAAATGCTTTTTCTAATGTTGCAGTATCAGGTCAAACAACTGTAGCTGCTGATAGTACTACTGATACTTTAAATATTGCTGCTGGTAGTAACGTCACCATAACAACTAATGCTACCAGTGATACTGTTACTATTTCTTCTACAGATACCAACACTACATATAGCGTAGGAGATGGTGGTCTTACACAAAACAACTTTACTGATGCGCTAAAAACAAAACTTGATGGAATAGAAAGTAGTGCAGATGTAACAGACGCAACTAATGTTGCCAGTGCTGGTGCGGTCATGGATGGTGATTTTACCTCCAATGGGTTTATGAAGCGTACTGGTGCTGGCACTTATACGGTTGATACAAATACATATCTAACTTCTGTTCCTTCCGGTTATTTACAAAACGTAAGTGAAGATAGTTCTCCTCAACTTGGAGCTAATTTAGACGTACAGACTAATGAGATAACTACAAGCACTTCTAACGGTAATGTCAAAGTCACACCAAATGGAACAGGTGTTTTTGAAGTTAAAGGTGCTGGTGGTAACGATGGAACATTGCAATTAAACTGTTCAGCTAATAGTCATGGTATAAAACTTAAATCACCGCCACATTCTGCTGGTGCTAGTTATACTCTTACTTTTCCTGACACAGACGGGAATGCCAATCAAGTTTTAAAAACTGATGGGTCTGGTGGTCTTGATTGGGTTGATCAAACTACAGCTTATACAAACTCTAGTGTTGACTCACACCTAAATACAAGTAGTGCATCAAGTAGCCAAGTTCTTAGTTGGAACGGATCTGACTACGCATGGGTAGCTCAATCTAGTGGTGGTGGAGGAATAAGTAATTTAGTTGAAGATACGACACCACAGCTAGGCGGAAACTTAGATATGCAGGCAAATAATATTACTGGTACTGGAACTATTACAGCAAACAGTGTTGCTAATACCGCTAACGGCATGAGAAAAATTACAGCTTCCACCTCATCACCTTCTGGTGGTGCAGATGGTGACATCTGGATTAAATACACTGCTTAAATTATGGCTGAACTTTATGTAAATGTTGGCGGGACATGGAAAACCGCAAGTAACTATTACGTCAACGTAAACGGTACATGGAAAGAAGGTAGTGAACTACATGCAAAGGTATCTTCTGCTTGGAAAGAATCAAGTAGTTCATCAGGTGGTACATATAACGGTACATCAGGAATTGTAACTACTAATATTGTTCTTGATTTAAATGCAAGTAATACAAGTTCTTATGGTGGAAGTGGAACAACTTGGAGTGATGTAAGTGGTAATAATAATGATTTAACACTTACAAACGGGCCAACATTTACTACTCGCGATGGTGGAGCAATAGTATTTGATGGTGCTAATGATTATGCCGTATCCGCTTTAAATCAAGCGTTTTTCCAATTTGGAACAGATGATTATAGTTATGGTGTCTGGGTAAAAGTAGATGCTCAGGGATCTACTGGATTTGAGTCTGTCTTATCAAGTGGGCCAAGCAGTAGTAATGGTAGCTGGCAATTAGATCAATACTATAGTAATAAATTCAGACACTATTTAAAAGATGGTAGTGGTGGTAATAATGAAATAAGTACTATCACATTAAATAATTACACAAGTGATTGGTTTTATCTTTTTGTAGTAAATGATAGATCAGAAGATGAATTGAAATTCTATGTTAATGGAACTCTTAATGCGACTGGTTCTAGTGCAAATTATGGGTCAACAGATGTAGGAAACTTTAGTAGTGCAGGGTCAACTAATAAAAATGCTTTTAATGTAGCTAATAGTAGAGATCAAAATAGATTTATGGATGGTTCAGTTGCACAAGTTCATGTATATAAAGGCAAGGCATTATCAGCTAGTGAAGTATTACAGAATTACAACGCAACAAAAGGCAACTTCTTAGGTGCTATCAGCACTACTAATTTAGTTTTCTATCTTGATGCTAGTAAATCCATGTCATATTCTGGCAGTGGTACAACATGGACTGACTTGAGCAGTAGTTCTAATAATGGTACGTTAATAAATAGCCCTACGTTTGATTCTGATTTTGGTGGTGTTTTAATTTTAGATGGTAGTAATGATCGTATAGAAACAGGCTCAGATATGTTTGACCCAAATGCTGATTTTTCAATATCAGCATGGGTTAATTCAGATACTTTTTCTGGAACTAATAGTTATAACATAGTCTCAGATTGGACTAATGCTGGTAGTTTTCAATTAAAATATAAGAATGGGGACGGAATAAGAATTACAGATAGTACTGTTGTAGAGGTTGGTCTTTTTTCTAATTCAACATTATCAACAGGTGTTTGGTACAACATAACTGTTACAAGGTCATCAAATACCTATACTTTATATCTTAATGGAAGTTCTACTTCTACTGTCACAAGCAGTAATACTTATGATCGTGGCCCACAAACAATTGGTTCTAATTATTCTTCTGTAGCTGGACATTGGGATGGAAAGATAGCACAAGTATTTGCCTACAGTTCTGCTCTTTCAGCTAGTGATGTATTAAGTAATTACAATGCCACCAAAGATACTTATGGGTATGCAACAGTCAGCGATCCTTCTGGAATAATAGCAACTGGTTTGGATATATTATTAGATGCAGGTAACTCTAGTTCATACTCTGGTAGTGGCACGACATGGACAAACTTAGCACCATCAAGCAGTCCTTTTGGTAATGCTACATTAAGTTCTAATTCAGGGTCTAATACATATTCAAGTAGTAATAGTGGTTATTTTGATGAATGTAGAGCATTTGTTCCTATAACTGGAAGTACATATGTTACTAGTGGTTCAACTATTACATATCCAACAATGACATATTCAGTTTGGTGTTATCCTGACAATATAAGTGGTTATCAAACATTAGTGGATCAAAGTAACGATAAGTGGTTTTTTGGATTTAATGGCACAGCATTAATAACTTATAATCCTACTACTGGAACTACAGCAGGTGCTGTTGCAAATAATAATTGGTACAATTTAACAATGACACATGCACAAAACGATGTAATTAAATTCTATATAAATGGAATTAAAATAAAAGAAACAGGAAATAAAAACAATGCACCTACATTTAGCAATTGGAGTTTTGGTGCTGGTAGTGTATCTGCAACAAGTGCTGGTAATGAAGGCTTTCAAGGTTATATTGCAGCAATAGCTGTTTATAATAGAGTTTTATCTGCAACAGAAGTGTTGCAAAACCACAATGCTTTAAAATCTAGATTTGGATTATAATTATGAGTAATAAAGACAACGCAGTTTTTGATTTAGGAACAACAGTGATACGCAATTATCTAATCATTCAAACCTCTGAACTTGATAAAGTAGATTTTTCTCAAGTTTTAGAAACTTCTGCTTCTACTGTCAGAAAATCTATTGACGGTACAAAAACATTTATTAAATGGGATGGTGATACAACACCCGCTTGTGTCAGTAATTTAACAGGAACAGAAGGACCATATACTAAAGATCAGATTATGACTATATTAAATACAGATGCATGGACTTCTGACGAAGAAATGGCATGAAGGAAATTATAGAAAAACAAATTCTTGAATGGCAACAGGAAATAATAAATCAAAGACAGTATGTCTTAAAACTTGAAGGTGGAGTGCAAGCATATCAACTGTTGTTAAAAGAAATAAATAAGACAGAAGAGGTTAAAGAAGACGTAAAAAAGTAGAGGGGATACTTGTTAGAGAGTGTCCTGTTTGCGGTAAATCTTTTGACACAATGGAACAAAGGCGTATCTATTGCAGTGGAGCGTGTAAGACTAGATCAAGTCGTAATAACAAAACCTTGAAAAGCATTTGAAATCAATTAGTATATAACTTTAATTTTTTTAATTAAATGCTCAAAAAAGTATTAACAATAGCTGCTGCATCAGCACTATCAACACCAGCGTTTGCAGGCTTCTATGTAAACGTAGAAAACAATGCTGCGTTCTTAGGTAAAGATTACATAGGATCGGGAACTGATTTACACCTAGGGTACGAAGGTGGCAATGGAACTGCTTCTTACTACTTACAAGGTGGTGCGTTTTTATCTAATCCTGATGGTGGCGACTCAAGCACAAATTTTTCTGGTAAAGTTGGTGGTTCAGTAGCAGCTTCAGAAAGAGTTGATATTTACGGAGAGTTCTCTATCGTCACAGATACAACAAACGCATACGGTACCAAATTAGGAATCAAGATAGCGTTGTAAATAAACTCTGTTTAGATAACTTAAAGTAAATAGAGGTGTGCTTACACACACTGCTGTGACTACTAACATATAGATAGGCATAGCGATTGCACCTCTAACCATACTCTTCATGGAATACCCCGAAATAGATTTACCTGATACAAGCAATATTCTTATCCCTCCTACAACAATTTTTTATCCGCCCCTAGCAGACGTTCCATATTTAGATCCTCTTCTACTTCCAAGTCTGGAACAGGTAGAGTCGGGGTTGGCAGATCAGGAAGAGACTTCTGAAGAAGAAAAGGAAGAAGGCGAGGAAGTGCAAGGTATAAACCCAGAGAAGATACCACTAAACCTCCCACAAAACCTAGAAAATACTTCATTAGAAACTGTAGCTACATTTAATGTACCGTTCTTTGGTGAATTTCCAATACCAGCACCAGAGGTTATTGCAAGTTCTGTTGTGGCAGCAGGCACAGCTTCAGTTGTTACCGTAGCTGGTGGTATTGCTGCACAGGCTGTAGTAGCACAAATAAAAAAGATATTTAAAAAGATATTTACTAAGGTTTTGAAGAAGGAAGTAGCAAATGTTAAGGAGAAGATGGCAAGTAAAGATAAATAAGATATACTACTTACAAGCCTTAATGAAGTATTATTCATCGGGGAATGGATTTAAGGCTGTTTAAATTTTTCGGGATTAGCTCTTACATAACTTCTTATATTTATTACATCACTACAAAGACCAGCAAATTGTGATTTAGGATTAATCATATAACCGCTTGCGTGGAGTTGTGAACACTTCAAAACTCTCACTAACTGCTTATCATGCACTTGCTTGCTTAATTCTTCTTTGGCTAACTGTAGCTTTACTTTTGCTAAATCCGAACATGTTTGGTTAGTAGTTCCTAGAGGTACCATAAAGCTCATCTGCACTCCCCAACCTTCGTTTATACCATAAGTATCATCACCTTGAGCATCATTACCTGTGTAGAAAGGAGTTACAGCCATAGTAGGTTGACTGCAAACCAAGTTTCCAAACTGTTGTTTACCTGTCATTCCATTATTGATATTCATATTCTGATTTATTATTGATGAATTACCGACAGCATTAGGTGATGCTATAACATCTGTCTCACCCTCTGCTAAAACTGAGCTACTGACTAAAGACGCTGAGAGAAGTGATAACGCTAGTAGTTGTGATCGAATCATTCTGTGTAATTTTTTCAACCATTTGGCTTGCTGCTCTAGTTGTAACAGACAAAGACCAATCGCTAGTAACAGTTTTTGGTGTAAATATTGCATCTGAATGAGCTATACCACCACTAGAAGCACTTGTAACTTCTATATTTGAAGCTTCCCAAGTATTTATAGCAGCACCATATTTCTCAGTTACTATGCTGCGTGTGATTGTTTGCGTAGTATTCTCTGTTCTATTACTAGAACCAGTGGTCCAAGTTGGAACTGCACCATTAGCAAACACTGGACTAGATATAAATAAAGTTATTAATAATAGTTTTTTCATTTAACACCTACATTAGTGTCTTTGTTATCTACAATATTAACCTTATTCTGCTGTTTCTTGTTGTTCTGATTATTACCTTTTACAGACACACCATACGCAGAAGCAATATTTCCAACGAGGCCAGCAGCAAACGTATCTAGTCTTATACGTTCCATATAACCTAAAGTCATTACAGTTAAAGCCCAGATGAGAATAATAATTCTTATACCATGACCAACGTAATCAGGACATTCTTTACTTTCTTCTTGATCTTCCATAAATAATAAAAAACCCTATAGGGAGAAAAAATAGGGTTTATTGACTGTGTGAGGTAGTCAAGTCAAAATTAGCAAACATATACATAATTGGAAAGTACCTAGTAACAAGTATGAATCATCAAGAATTTTACGAAGTTCTCATTGGTAAGACACCACCAGAAATAGAACTTGATATTGAAATTAGAAAAAGAGAAATCAAAGAGATGCCTAACGATGTCGTTAGAGAAATCTGTCTTCAATTAATGAATGATAATAAATTACAGGATTTTCTTATAATGGCTGCCATAGACCGTATATCAGAAATGAATACAAAACTTATACGCTATGAAATGGCAGAACATCACAGAACAAAAAATATAAAGCCAACTAAAAAGAAAAAATATAAGACAAGAAAGACATTACTCGACAGGTTTAAGGCTATGCTGAGCGTGTTCAGATGACCTTCTATCATCCCATTTTACTTTGTAATAGTATTGATTAACACCAAGCTTATTAGCTCTTGTAACGGCTTCTGTAATAGTTCCTATATGTTTCTTATATTTACTACCTGAGTATCCAATCGTATGATTTCTTACGACACGATCATCAATCTTGAATCGTTGTCCGACTGTAGCTGTCTTGGGCATAAATTTCTAAAACAAGGTATATTAGTTTCAAGAACATTTTAACTATGGAAAAAGCAAATAAATTAGAATTATTAGAAACCCTTCATACAGTTCTCATTCAAGAATTGTTAGACAAGGTAAGAAGTGGAGATGCAAAACCTGGTGATCTTAACGTAGCAAGACAACTTCTCAAGGATAATGGTATTGAATGTATTCCCACAGAGAAGAGTCCTATGGAAGATCTTATGTCAAACCTTCCAGACCTTGATGTAATACCTGCTTTAGAAAGATAGTTTGAAAGTTCTTGTAGCCTGTGAATACTCTGGCAGAGTACGAGATGCCTTTATATCACAGGGGCATGATGCCATTAGCTGTGACCTGTTACCCACAGATTCTCCTGGTCCACATTATCAAGGTGATGTAAGAGACATCCTAAACAACGGTTTCGACTTGATGATTGCACACCCCTCTTGTCAGCACTTGGCAGTATCAGGTGCAAAACATTTCTGGCGAAAAGAAAAAGAACAGAAAGAATCTCTTGATTTTGTCAGAACACTTATGAACAGTAATATTCCCAGATGGTGTATAGAAAACCCTGTAAGTGTCATTGCATCAAAGATAAGACCTGCTGACCAGATAATTCAACCCTATGAACATGGAGATCCTTTTCAGAAATCAACCTGTCTATGGTTAAAAAACTTACCTCTGCTAAAACCTACAAAGATAGTTGATAAAGGTGAATTTTATGTTTCTCCCTCTGGTAAAAAAATGCCTGATTGGTTTAGTAAAAACAAATCTTGGAAGGTTCGTAGTACCACGTTTCAAGGTATAGCAAACGCATTTGCAACTCAGTTTGGAGATGAAAATAATTTACCAGTACCAGTAGAACAATTATCTTTATTTAAACAATATGCAACCGCTTCCTGAAAAACTACAAGACTTTAGATACTTTCTAATCATAACGTGGCGGCATCTTAACCTACCTGACCCCACACCAGTTCAATTAGACATTGCTGAGTATTTACAGTACGGACCTCGTAGAAAGATCATACAGGCTTTTAGAGGAGTAGGTAAAAGTTGGATAACTTCTACCTATGTTGTGTGGAAACTACGGATGAATCCACAACTGAAGTTCCTTGTAGTCTCTGCTAGTAAAGACAGAGCAGATAATTTCTCTACATTTACCATGCGTCTTATAAATGAGATGCCAATATTAGCTCCCTTGCGTCCAGAAGACTCTCAGAGAAACTCAAAGATAAGTTTTGATGTTGGGCCAGCATCTGCTGATCATGCCCCTTCTGTAAAGTCACAAGGTGTTTTAGGACAGATGGCTGGTAGTAGAGCAGATGAAGTGATTGCTGATGATGTAGAAGTACCAAATAACAGCTTTACTCAACCGATGAGAGACAAATTAAGTGAAGCTGTTAAAGAATTTGATGCCATACTGAAACCCAACGGTAAAATTACCTTCCTTGGTACACCACAAACAGAGCAATCTCTATACCTAACCCTTGAAGAAAGAGGATATACAACTCGTATATGGACTGCACGTTATCCAGAACTTAAAAATAACTATGGTGACAGGTTAGCTCCTAAGTTAGCTCAGAGCCTTGCAGAAGAGCTTGTAAAGCCTAAAGATCCTGTTGACCCAGAAAGATTCTCATCAATAGATCTCATGGAACGTGAGGCCTCCTATGGACGTTCTGGGTTCTCTTTACAGTTCATGCTAGATACTAGCCTTAGTGATCAAGACCGTTACCCTCTTAAACTATCAGATCTAATAATATCCTCTGTTAACCCTGATCATGCACCAGAAAAAGTTATATGGTCTTCCTCTCCCGAATATGTCATCAAAGAACTCCCATGTGTAGGCTTTAATGGAGACCACTTCTACAGACCTGCACAACAATTCGGTGATTGGATTGAATATACAGGCTCTGTAATGTTCATCGACCCCTCTGGTAAAGGACGTGACGCAACAGGATACGCTGTAGTAAAGATGCTAAATGGAAACCTCTACGTTCCTGATGCAGGTGGACTTAACGGTGGTTATTCAGACGCTGTATTAACAACACTATCCAAAATAGCCAAGACTAATAAAGTAAACACCATACTCGTTGAGTCAAATATGGGTGGTGGTATGTTTGCAGAACTCCTAAAACCTTTCCTTCTCAGATACCACCCCTGTGAAGTACAAGACGTACGCAACACAAAGACCAAAGAACTAAGGATAATAGACACCCTAGAACCTGTTATGAACTCTCACAGGCTTATATTCGATCGCAAGGTAGTAGAAAAAGACTATAGATCTAACCCTAACGAAGCTCCAGAAAGAAAATTAAAACTTCAACTCTTCTATCAAATGTCTCGCATAACTAAACATAGAGGTTCTCTAGTACACGATGACATCTTAGACGCTCTATCAGGGGCAGTTGCTTACTGGACTGAATATATGAACCAGGATGAAGACCGTAATATCAAATCTCGTAAAGATGAATTACTCTCCATTCACCTAGACAACTGGGGTTCTGCTATTAACAATTCTGTTACACAAACAGCACTAGGTCTAACACCTGCACAAATAAGAAATTCTAATACCTCCTCCGATGGATTTATAAGCAACACTTATTAGGTACTACCTGTAGATAAATAACCCTTGAAGGGGGGGACTATAGGGGGGGATGTTCCAGACCTAAGATCATAGAATGTGGGTAGTGATTTGGCTCTGACAAATTACTGCCCAGTTAAGACACCTAAGACCATAATAGTTAAATACATAGTCACAGAATCCCCAAAGAACTATCATCATCAGAATAATTTACTAAAATAAATAACATAAGATCCCTATAAGACACTTCTGGGCAGTCTATAGGGGTCTTATAGCTTTCTTATAGATAACCTATAGATAGGTCTGAAATAATTTTGACGAAAAAATTTGAAGGGTTTACGCATATATACAAAACTAAAAATTCCCCCTTGTATGTAGACTTTTTGCTTGGATTCTTACTATAATTACAGTCTTTTTATTGCAGTACTGTCATAGAGACAGTTCTACATACTAGTAATAGATAGGGTTTTGGTAACTTTGGACACAATAATGGACAGTTTGGACACAAGAAATAGAACATAGGGGGTATATAGGGAGTCTATTGTTACAAAGTGTTAAGGATTTGTTATTTTATTTTATCGATGCCCACCACTTAGTAATACTACAGTCTAGTACTAGCTAACTACTAGTTAACTAATAGATAGCAGTACTAGTCCCAGTAATTATTTATTTATTATGTTTGTAAACAAGGAAAGAGCGGAAGACTTTGCAGCTTTAGGTATTGAATACTTAGAGACTGACAAGGAGGGAATCTATGAAGTTAATCTTTCAGACAATGAAAGGCAGCTTTTAATAGATAAAGGTTATGTCTGGTTCAATATGTAAACGGAAAAACCCTTTAAGCCCTTTCGAGGGTTTAAAAGGTTTCTCACTTGTAGAGATAAATCTCTACTAAAAAGAAATCTATTGTCCCAGAACCTTTAAAAATTATGTCAGCTTATCTAACATCTAACGATGTATTAAATGCTTTATCTACATTCTTTGGTGATTGTTATACCAGGGATGGTTATGCCGCAAGAACTGTTTTAGAGAACTGTGTATTTAATTCCATGAAAGCTAAATACCCAGAAGAGGATTATGAAACATTAAGAACAGATGCAGCAGCAGTAGTGTCTATTGAATACAAAGCTAACTATTCAGAATATAAAAACTTAACGTGGTCTTATCTCTGTTATGTTCATTTACTAAAAGAGAATATGGACAGTTTAAAAGCTTTATATCCTAGTCAATCTGACATGTGGATCAATGACTATCAATTTAAAGTTAGTTCCACAGTCAGAGCATGGTTAAGAAATAGAGACACTAAAGGACTTGCAAGTTTAGCAAGCATGCTTAATGGCTATGATTATCAATCATGTGAACATAAGGACCATGAGAAGTCTATAGGTTATTTCTTACAGAAGTCTATAAAGAATGGTCTATTAAAATTACTTATTGACTATCAATTAGAGGATGATCAACCATGGTCATCCTGGACTGATCCACAATTAGAAAACCATGTAATGTGTCTATCTGATATGTTGTAAACCTTTTAGACAATCCCTTAAAGCCTCTTAGGAGGTTTTAAAGGGTTCTCTCATAGATTGAACCTTAGTAGTTCTTATATAGTTCTTTAGAGCTATGGAAGGGCTACAAATACTGCCCAGTAACTAATTATTAATTGTGAAGAAAAACTATTTCGAACTTTATTTAATCATTAATGAAGAAAAGATCTTTAATGGTTTATATCGTAAAGTTGATGCTTTGAAAGTTGTTAAACATTTTCAAGGTAGATACTTTAATCCTGTTATACATATCCAGGAGGCAAGTATTTAATCATGCTTACCAAGCAAGAAAAAAAAGAGTATAGGACGTTAGGAAAAATTATTCTTAATGGTTCTATTGATGAAGTTAATAAAATAACGTCACGTTATTTAGAACTGAATCAAAAAAGATACAACCCTTTTCATGGGAGGGTTAATAAATGACTACCAACCACCAGGAGGAGAGTCTTAAAGCTGCCAGACGTGCAGAAATCGAGAGACTATGGTTTGCAGAAGAAGCTACTAATAACGAGCTATTGGATGCCTATAAGTCTTTAGATGTTAAGGAGGAGGAGCTTTAGTTATGATTAAACACCACGATAGGTTACCAGTACCTAAAAACTACCAAGAATGGGTACAACAAGGTAAATTATTTAATCCAGCTTTATTACATTTTATGGTATGGGATTACCAAGAACATAAATGGGTAGAAGCTGGCTTTGGACCACTCTTTAAAACCAAGCCTAATTAACTTTAGGCTTTTTCTTCTATCTTTTTTTTATTTTTTTTATTGTTGTTAGTTGCTTATTATCCGTAGCCGAACTTTAAATGAACCTATTAAGAATTTTTTCTGTATGAATTTTTAACAGGCTCTTTTGAGTCTATTGTCCAGATTATTTTATTAATTATGAAAGTAAAAAACTTTTCTAATATCCCTATCGAATTTCTTATAGGAAGTTGTATAACTTTATCTGAAGAGGATGAGGGTAGGGTCGTTAAACAAGTGTGTATGGATCTTGATAGACATTCTATTATTCTTATTGATGATGAGGGTAATGGAATGTACTGGGAGTCCTTACAACACGCAGAGATCCAGTTCCAGGGGGGTAGGTAAATGAAATTTACTGATGCTGAACTTAGTCTTATCTGCATACATATTGGCAAGCTGATAACTGATAAAGTTATTGAACGAGAAATCCCAGATGACTTAGTACATGAGTTAGTTGATACAGTAATGGATTATCAAGTAAAACAACTAGAGGAGATAAACCAATGAGTGATTACGCTTACAGTCTTAATGCCATTGCTAGTCATCTAAGGGATCTATCAAAGGAGTTATCTAAGTTATTAGATATTAGCCATGATGACGCATGGGAAATGTGCATACAAAAACTAGATGATAAGTTTTTAGCAATGGATAAGGAGACAAATGATTCAATGTCCTAACTGCGGTAGCAATACTATTGCTTATGGTCAGACAAGAGACCGACCCAACGCAAATTATGTGTGGAGATCAAGGACTTGTAAAGAATGTCGTAAGACTTTCAGCACAAGAGAATACAGCTTAGAAGAACTTGCTAAGTTGATTGATGAAGGTAAGGAATCTGTGGTGGATTTACGCAGTCAATGTGATGATCTATTAGAGGACCTTGCCGAACTTTTAACCCAGTACAAAACAACAGATGCCAAAGGTAATTAACTTCAACAAGTATAAATACGAACGTAACAAGGTAATAGATGAGAAGATAGCTTTTGCAAAACTAAGGATTTTTGAATTGGAAGTTCTTATTGAAGCATGGAGACTGTCAAAGCATGAGTGAACAGGTAAAAATTGAACAGGAAATGCTTGATCGTGGCTATGCTTCAAGACAACGTAAGATTCAATTAAATATTCAAAAGGGTAGAGAATCAGAGAATGATTATGCACGAAGCATGATCGCTGCGGGTCTTGCACCTTTATCAAAAGCAATACAACAGTTTATTGATAGAGCTTGGAGGGGTAAACCAGGACCAAAGGCTATTGCTGCTGTTAAATTGTCAGAGTTCCCTGATGTGGATGTTGTAGCCTTTATTGCTTTTAAGGCGATCATTGATGGTGCATCACAGGGTAAAACAGCTACACAGATAGCTATACAGACAGGTCATTTATTAGAAGATGAAATGCGGTTTAGTGTCTTTGAAGAAGAAGACAAGCGACATTTTACTGCTGTTAAAAAACATATTACCGATACAACTCACCCACGTTATAGACGCAATATGATGATAGGTCACATGAATAACAGAGGGTTTGTGTTTAAGAGGTGGGCAGAGCAAGAAAAACTACGCATAGGTATAAAACTTTTAGATCTGCTTATCAATACCTTGGGTATGGTTAAGGTTGTATCTAGAAAAATGGGTAGGACTACACAAAACTATGTGGAGTTTACTGAGAGTATTAACGAATGGATGAAGAGACAGAGGGTAAACAGACTTGCAAGCTATCCAATCTATATGCCTTGTGTAGAACAACCTATTGAATGGTTAAGCACTACTGATGGAGGTTTTCATACCAAGAGACTGCAACATATCAAAGCTATCAAGAGCAGGGATCTCTCTTACTTACAAGAAGTATCAGAAAAGAAACCAACAGCGTTTTTTCAAGCATTAAATTGTCTACAGAATACGCAATGGGAAGTAAATTTAGGTGTTCTTGAAATTGCTCAAAGCTGTTGGGATAGAAGTATAGAAGTGGGGTGTCTGATAGATGCTGAAACATTACCGCTGCCACCAAAACCATTTGATATTGATACCAATGAAGATGCCAGACTGAAGTGGAGAAAGGCAGCTAGTTTGATCCATGATCAAAATGCACACGATAGAATGAGGAGATTTCAATGCCTGACTCTGCTTGATACAGCCCTTTATTACAAAGATGCTCCTTTCTATCATGTATGGCAAGCAGATTTTACAGGTAGAATCTATCCAGTAGCTGCTGTTTTTAATCCACAGGGTAATGATTTAGCTAGAGCTTTACATAGATTCCATAATGGTGCAGCTATTAATAATGAGACAGCTAAGAATTATTTAGGTATAGCAGGTGCAAACCACTGGGGTCTTAGTAAAAGTAGCTATGAGGAACGGATTGAATGGGCTAATACTGAAGGCTTTGCTTTGGCTGATCAGATAGCTACTAACCCAGAAGCAACTGTCAGTATATGGAGTCAGGCAGATGAACCATTTCAGTTTGTTGCCTGGTGTATTGAATGGTTTGAACTGCAACAGCAAGGCTATGGGTATGTATCAAAGCATCCTGTTCTGTTGGATGGCACTAATAATGGCTATCAACACTTTGCTGCCATGACCTGTGATCAAGACCTTGCCGCAAGAGTAAATCTTATGAAGTCTGATAAAGTACAGGATCTATATGATGAAGTAAGAACAAAATTATTAACAGACTTAGCTGATAGTGAAGACATGTTGGCTGTTGAATGGTTTAACAATAAAGATGTTATTACTAGAAAGCTTGTAAAGAAACCTGTGATGGTCATTCCTTATAGCGGTACGTTATTTGGTATTACAAAAGCAATAAAAGAATATTTATATAAACATGATGTAAATCTGCCTTGGGAAAAAGATAGCTTTGAACATAACTATTATCTAGCTACAAAAATTGTTCAGACTGTTAAAAAAGTATGTCCAAAGTCATCAATTATTATGAAATATTTGACAGACATTGCTAAATGTTATGGCAATGAACATAAAACAATGAAATGGAATACACCTTCTAAGTTTTATGTTAATCAAAATTATTTCATACAAAATAGTAAACAAATAAAGACTAAAATAGGCACTAGCACTGTAAGGTTGTCACTTAATGAAGAGACTGGTGAAGTAAATAGTAATAAATCTACAAGAAGTTTTGCTGCTAACTTTGTTCATAGTCTTGACGCTGCTAATGTACATTTAGCATTGGATAAAAGTAATAAACAAGGACTTAAAAACTTTACTACGATCCATGACTGCTTTGGATCTACTGCTGCTGATATAGAAGAATTTATTTCTTGTGTGAAACAATCCTTTGTTGAAATGTACAAATCCAATGTATTAGATGATCTATACGATCAGTCTGTTATTCAGTTGGACAAACCACAAAAACTACCGACACCACCAGATTTAGGAGACTTTAATGTCTATGAAGTGTTAGACGCACTATATGTGTTCAGTTAGTAATAAAGGATGACAGATATAAAATGTACGATAATATCAAATTTACGTCCAACAAGGACGAATATAAAAGAAACTACAACAGAAATTTCCACATGATTAAATCAGAAATTCTTAACATCACATCACCCGTATGTTTATTTCAATTTGCTTGGTTGGTCGAGCCAGACACCAAATTTGATGCGTCAGGCATCTGGCAAGTTGAATGTCTAATAGATCCAGAAAAGTCACAGGACATTGAAGAACAACTCAATGGTTTGTTAGAAAGATGGAAGTCACAACTTAAGATTGCTAACCCTAATAAAAAGTACAAGCTTGCACCTTTACCTTTTGGTTTTGAAGAGATAGATGGCAAGCCATACTTTAGAGTAAAGACCAAGATGAAAGGTGGTGGTATCAGGGCAGACGGTACGCAATGGAAGCAAAGACCACCTGTTTTATTTAATGCTAATGGTTCTCCTATGTCAGAAGATCAGAAGGAAAGGGTAAACAAGTGTGGTCCTGGTACAACTGGACAAGTCAATATGCGTTGCAGTGGTTGGGAAAATCCTAGCTTTGGTGTTGGTATTAAGATTCAACCAGAAGCTGTGATCATTCATAACCATGTCGAATACAATAAAACAGCACAAGGCTATGGCTTTGAAACAGAAGAAGCAACCCAAGAAGAAACTCCCAAAGTCCAAGGCTTTGAAACAGTTGCAGCAGGGGACGAATTTTAGAAGTAAGTTTGAAGCTGGTATTGCAGCAACATTACAAGCAGACAAAGTTCAATTCTCTTATGAAACACTCGATATTAACTACCAAATCAGTTGCACTTATAAGCCTGATTTCATCCTTGACAACGGCATCTGTATTGAAACTAAGGGATTTTTCTCAAAGGAAGACCGCAGAAAACATATTGCGATCAAGACGCAAAGACCCGAACTAGATATACGATTCTGTTTTCAGAATAGTAAAACAAAATTGAGTCGTGGCAAAAGAAGTTTAACCTATGGTGCTTGGGCTACCAAGCATGGTTTTCTCTGGAGTCATGGCTCTATTCCCAGAGACTGGTATGAAGAACAAGAGCAATTATGTAAGGAAGACAAGCTGCCCTGAGTGTGGCAGTAAAGATAATATGGCTATCTATGATGACGGACATGGTTTCTGTTTCGGATGTAGCTATACCTACCACCCACCAAAAGAAAGACCTAAAAAAAGTTTTATTAAGACTGTGAAGAAACCATTACTGAAATTTGTTACACCAAAGGCATTACCAAAGCGTGGAATCACTCAAGAAACTTGTGAACTATTTAATTATGGGATTACAGAACATAATGGAGTACCTGTACAGGTTGCAACCTATGAAGATAATTTAGGAAGACCAGCTGCACAACATATACGCTATCAAAATAAAAGATTTATATGGCTAGGTGATGTCAGTAATCTACAGCTATGGGGTCAGAAACTATGGAGACAACAGAATACAGGTAAAATGTTTGTCACTATTACTGAAGGTGAGATAGATTGCATGTCTGTTTCACAGGCTCAAGGTAACAAGTTTCCTGTAGTTAGTTTGCCTTCGGGTTCACAGTCAGCTAATAAATATATAGCAGCAAATTTAAAATGGTTATCTCAATTTGTACGCATAGTTCTGTGCTTCGATAGTGACGAGCCTGGTATGGTTGCTGCCGAAAAAGCAATTAAAATCTTACCTGCTGGCAAGGCAGCTATATGTAGACTTCCAAGAAAAGATGCTAATGAAATGCTCCTCAATGGAGAAGGGGAAGAACTTAGAGATCTCTTATTCAGGGCAACACCTGTTAGACCAGATGGCATACTTAACGCCAGTAACCTCTGGCAAGAACTAACTAAGAAAGGTACTAACAGCATCTGTCCTTTTCCATTTCCACAGCTTGATACTTTTACCAAAGGTTTTCATAAACAGCAGATGGTATGTATAGCAGCAGGTAGTGGTACTGGTAAGTCAACTATATGTAGAGAATTAGCTCATCATTTTATTAAGAATGATCTGACCGTTGGATATATAGCCTTGGAAGAATCTGTACAGAGAACAATGCAAGGCATCTTAGGTGTTGAGGTAAATAAACCATTGCATCTTGAGGATAATATTGAACATGAAAGTTTGAAGCAGTCGTTTGATAAGTTGTTCGGTACAGGAAAACTATTCTTATATGATCACTTTGGTTCTATTGATCCAGATAGATTAGTCGAACAGATACAGTATCTCGCTACAGCAGAGGGTGTGGATGTTGTTATCTTGGATCATCTAACAATAGTTGTGTCAGGAATCTCTGACTTAGATGAAAGAAGGGCTTTGGATGTAGTCTGTACCAAGCTCAGGCAGGTGGTTGAATCCACTGGTATAGGTCTAATTATTGTCTCTCATCTGCGTAGACCAGAAGGTAAAGGACATGAGGAAGGTAACAAGGTAAGTCTTAACCATCTGCGGTCTTCTCATTCAATCGCACAGCTATCAGATCTTGTGGTTGCCTGTGAAAGAAATCAGCAGGGGGATGTAGCTGAAAGGGCAGAACTACAGTTGCGTGTGTTGAAGAATAGACATACAGGAATGACAGGAGCAATAGACAAATTATTGTATGACGATAAAACAGGAAGGTTGGTACTTCCTATGGACACCTACTTTGGGGACTGATGACTTTACTTATTGATGCTGATTGGCTAATTTATTCTTCATGCTGTGCATGTGAACAAGACATACGCTGGGATAGTAACCTACACACACTTCATGCTGATGAAAGAGATGTAAATGAAATGGTGGATGGCAGAATATCTCATTATCAAACTATTGCTGAAGGTGATAAAGATGTTGTTATGTGTTTTACAGAGTATCCAACCTTCAGACATACGATCTACCCAGAATATAAAGCCAATAGAAAACATAAAAGAAAACCATTAGGGCTAGGAAAGATTATTGAACAGACAAAAGAACGGTATCAATCTGAAAGCTACTCAGGTTTAGAAGGTGATGATGTTATGGCTGTACTTGCCACCAGTAAAAAATATCCAAACCCTATTATTGTGTCAGTTGATAAGGACATGAGATCTGTACCCTGCACACTGTTAGCAGGTGATGACATGGAACTTATAACCAGACGTAAGGCTGATAGACACTGGATGATACAGGCTCTTACAGGTGACTCTACTGATAACTACTTTGGTATAGATAAAGTAGGTCCAGTAACAGCAGAGAAGATACTAGGTGAAGCTAAAACACTAGAACAGATGTGGGAGAAGGTAGTAGCTGCTTATGAGAAAAAGAAATATAACTTTGCTGATGCTGTTCTTAATGCACAATTGGCAAGGATCTTAAGAGATGGAGACTTTGATTTCCAGACAGGTGAAGTATCTCTATGGACTCCATAAAAAAACACCTGCCTACCGACTGTAAGGCAAGTGTTTTATCCGTGTTGCTTGTATAAGCCTATTCACCTTATCACATAAATTTAAAGCTGCTATACTTTATTATCAAAAGTGAACTACAATACCTATAAATCTTATTAATCATGTCATCTGAAAAGCTTCCAGTGATTACAGATGAATTGATCTTTGCCTTAGATCAAATCTTTCCTAACCGTCATCCTGACTTGTCTTTATCTGATAGAGAGATATGGTACAAAGCAGGGCAACGGTATGTTGTAGATTACCTGATTGAACAACAGGCAAGACAAAAAGATACCATGCTTACAGAATCAGTCTTGGAGAATTAGCTATGTGCGTCTTTAACAGACCTTCACCACCACCATTGCCAGAACCTACACCTACAGCACCAAGACCAGAACAAACTGCTAGACGTGTAGTAGTTGGAGATCAAAGGTCAAGTCAAAGAAGACCTGGTTCAACTAGAAGAGGTAGAAGAAGTAGAATGTTAGGCACTGCCAGTTTACAAATACCTTTACTTAATAAGGAACAGATGGGATCAGGTAATCTTAATTACTAATAATGGAATACTCTAACCAACAAGGACAAACTGCTGCGGGTAGATATGCACAACTGCAAAGTGCAAGATCTACCTTTGATAGAGAAGCAAAGGAATCATCAAAGCTAACCATTCCTAGTCTCATACCAGAGAGCACAACAGGTACAAGAGCAAAGATAAAAACTCCCTTTCAAGCTGTTGGTGCTAGAGGTGTGAATAGTCTTGCATCAAAACTTTTATTTGCATTGCTACCACCATCAACTGCTTTCTTCAAACTAAGTATTGATAGTCTTGAACTACTGAAGCAAGGACAGGAAGGATTAGAGACAGAGATAGATAAAGGATTACGAACAATAGAAACAGCTTTGATGAATGAGATAGAGATCTCTAACGACAGAGTGGCAATGTTTGAAGCACTCAAACATCTTATTGTTGGTGGGAATGTTCTTCTCTATCTCACAGATGACGGACTTAAGGTATATCCACTATCAAAGTTTGTATGTAAAAGAGATGCTGTTGGCAATGTATTGGAAATCATTACACAGGAATCAGTTAGCCCTAATGCCCTTTCACCAGAGTTCTTAGAACAGATCAAAAAGAAAGAGAACTATGATGAAAAGACAATGGATAGTGACCTTGATATATACACATACGTTAGGAGAGTAAATGATGATTTTATGTGGTATCAGGAGTGTAAGGGAGAAAAGATACCTGGTACTGATGGCAGATCAAAAGTAGATGTATCACCTTGGATAACACTCAGGTTTGTTCGTATTGATGGTGAAGACTACGGTAGAGGATATGTAGAAGAATACAGAGGAGACTTGATCAGTTTAGAAGCCTTGATGCAGGCAGTTATAGAGGGTGCAGCAGCATCAGCTAAGATTTTATTCCTTGTAAATCCTAATGGTGTAACCAGAGCAGCGACATTAGCCAAAGCTCCTAACGGTGCTATTAGAGAGGGATCTGCTAATGATATTTCTGTAATGCAAGTAGGAAAGGCTGCTGACTTTAGTGTTTCCCAAGCTGTTATGCAGACTATTACAGGGAGACTTGAATATGCTTTTCTCATGGCAAGGTCAGTACAGAGAGATGCAGAAAGAGTGACAGCAGCAGAAGTTACCATGATGGCTAATGAATTAGAAAACTCTTTGGGTGGTATCTACAGCATCCTTACACAGGAGTTTCAACTACCATATCTAAAACGTAGGATGCACATGCTCGTCCGTTCTGGTAAAGCACCGAAGCTTCCAGAGAAATTAGTGAAACCTAAGATCGTTACTGGCGTACAGGGTCTTGGTCGTGGCAATGATAGGAATAAGCTTATTGAATTCATTGGAACAGTAAGTCAAGCTTTAGGTCCTGACATTATGAGACAGTACATGAATGTCGATGAAGCTATAAAACGGTTGGCAACTTCTATCGGAATAGATACTGCTAACCTAGTGAAGACACAGGAAGAGATACAGGCTGAGATGCAGGCAATGCAACAACAACAGCTTATACAAAGTCTTGGACCTGCTGCTCTTGGATCTCCATTACTTGATCCTAAAAACAATGCACAAGCACAACAACTAGCGGAGGAAACTGATGCCAACCAAGAAGCCTGAAGAAAACAAAACACCAGAAAATGATACAGCAAAAGCTGTTGTCAGTAAGTTAGGTGTTAATGATGAACCTAAAAAGACTGGTCCTAGAGTGGTCGAAACTAAGAATGGCCGTACAATGACTTATAACTAATAAATTTTTATGACTTCATCCCAGGTAAATGTCTCTGAGACACCACCAATGTCTCAACAAGATTTAGAAACACTAGCTAAAAATGAAACTGATGAGAATGGTCTTATCTTAGGTAAGTTTAAATCAGTAGAAGATCTTGCTGCCAGTTATAAAGAACTTGAAGGTAAGTTAGGACAGGTGACAGAGGAAGACCAACCACAAGCAGAAGAAGAAACAGAAACAAACGAGACTGAATTTAATGCAGAAGAGTTTTATGGTGATGGTCTAGCTTCTGTATTAGAAGAAGTTGGTATTGATCCACAAGAGATCTCTAATAGATTTCAAGAATCAGGTGAAATAAATGAAGATGATTACGCAAAGCTTGGAGAAGCAGGGTTCTCTAAACAAGTGATTGACACCTACCTTGATGGACTAAGAGGTGGTGGTGCATCAGAAGATATAGCTACTGCACAGATACAAGGTATTAAAGATTCAATCGGTGGTGATGAAAACTACAGTAAGATGGTGTCATGGGCTATAGAAAATCTCCCTGCTGATGAAGTTAAAGAATTTAATAACTTAACTGAAACAGCAAATGCAACTGCAATTAAGTTTGCAGTGCAAGGTCTTTATTCTCAATACAATAACGCTATGGGTGTTGAACCAAGTTTAGTTACAGGTCGTGCTTCTCAAAGTGGACCTACACCATTCAGATCAACAGCAGAAGTAGTTACTGCTATGTCAGATCCACGCTATGGTAAAGATGTTAGCTACACCGAAGATGTACAAAGACGCTTGGGTGGTAGTGACGTATTCTCTAACCGTTAATTATGGGTAAATTATGTGCTAGAGGCAAAGCAGCAGCAAAGCGGAAGTTTGATGTTTATCCTTCTGCTTATGCTAATGCTTATGCTGTTCGAGTATGTAAGGGAGACATAAAAGGACCAGACGGTAAACGTAAAACTGCTAGTAACTACAGTCGTAGCAAACCAAACAGAAGAAAACTAAGGATTGGTTAATTATGCCTTATTCAAAAAAACAAATAAAGATCGCTAGGGTTGCAGAACCTAGAGATAAAATTACCAGAGAGGATCTTATGATTCTTCGTCAATCCAAAAAGAAAGGTAAAAAGAAAAATGGCAAAGCTTAATCTTTCACAGATGAAAAAGCTGAAGGCACATTCAGTTCATCACACACCCAAGCACATGAACCTTATGAAAAAGCTCATGCGTGAAGGTAAAACATTCAAACAGGCACATACTGCTGCACAAAAACAAGTAGGCAAATGAGTCTTAAAAGATGGTTTAAAGAGAAGTGGGTTGATGTCAAAACAGGTAAACCCTGTGGAAGACAGAAGGGTGATCAACGTGGCTACCCTGCCTGTAGACCATCTAAAAGAATTAGCAGTAAAACACCAAAGACAACAGGTGAAATGAGTAGTAAAGAGAAGGCAAGATTCAAGGCAGAAAAGACCAGTAGTAAAAGAATTTCTTACAATCACAAAAGGAGAAAAGGACGAAAGAGTTTAAAGATTGCATAACAGTGTTATATTTTAATTAACTGCTTATCTTTCCTTTATGTCGAAGGGAGTATCAATGACTAAGAAGGATAAAGATCCCACAGGGGGTCTTACTGCTTCTGGTCGTAGAAAATACAACCGAGCAACAGGTGGAAACTTGCAAGCTCCTGTTACTAAAAAGACAGGTCTTACCAAGACAGAGAAAGCCAGAAGAAAATCTTTCTGTGCAAGGATGT